GATTCAGGGTAGACCGTCTTGGAGTTCAAAGTTTCTGATTGCCGCAATCAATAACTCCGAAAAATTTGATATGGAATTGCAGTTTGACGAAGCAAAGGACAAGAACGGCAAGCCATTCTCATGCACGGCTTGGACTATGAAAAATGGTCGCAGGGTTGAGGGCATGGAAGTAAATATGGATATGGCAAAAGATGAGGGTTGGCTTGGCAAGAACGGTAGCAAATGGAAAACCATGCCGCAGTTAATGCTTCGGTATCGCGCCGCATCTTTCTTCTCCAGTCTGAATTGCCCGGAGCTGACAATGGGATTATATACGAAAGAGGAAATGCAGGACAACGATTTCAAGGAATATCCAATGGAAGATTTGCAGGAGCAGGTCAAAAGAGATATTGCCGAGAACGCCAATTCAGAGGATTTTGTTGTAGATGCGGAAACAAAAGAAGTTGAAAGCGCAGCAGTCGAAGCGGAAGTTGTTGAATCGGCAGAGAATGACGAGAATTTGCCAGACTTTATGAAGGACTAGGAGGTTGCCATGAGAGTTATATCGCAGGACGGAACAATGGATTTCCCGTATGATAACGCTTTGGTTTCTGTATATAAAGGATGTATAAATGGGCGCGTTTATGTGAGAATGCAGATATGTGGATATGATGATTCAGTAGATGTTGCAGATTATTCCACCGAAGAGAAAGCAAAGAAAGCTATGGAAATGCTTAGAGAAGAATATCAAAAATATGCAAGCCAGAATTACATGAAAGTATTTCAGTTCCCGGCAGAGGAAGAATTGGAGTAGCCTATGGAAGTTATTTCATTTTTAGAGTCAGTTCAGAAAGGTATGAAAGATAATATTTATAAATTCTGCAAAGATGGGAGATGCAGTCAATGCGGTAATTGCTGTTCCAACCTTTTACCAATGAGCAGAAAAGAGGTAGCTGCTATTCACAGATATGTCCGTAAGAACCATATCAAAGAATGTAAGCACCTGCTTCCTACTGTGAAAAAACCGTATGATATGACATGTCCTTTTCTTGATACGGATAAGAGTTGCGAGAAATGCAGAATCTATCCGGTTCGACCGGAAATTTGCAAGCAATTTATCTGTGACAATGAGCATAGGGCAAAGCATAATAGGGCATTGTTTGGACAGACAAGACAGATTATTGATGTGAGGAGTGAGTTTTATCACAGAAATGGAAAATAGGCAGAAAGAAAAAATTACAAAAAGCCGAGAACGCGTCAAAAAGTTTGGAGAAGTTTATACGCCGGGCTGGATGGTACAAAAGATGTGCAATATGTTGGAAGATGAAAATGGTGGTGCAGAGTGTTGGAGAGGAACAGTGTTGGAGCCTGCGTGTGGTACTGGAAATTTCCTTGTGGAAATCTTGAAACGGAAACTGTCAATAGGAATGACTGAAACGGAAGCTGCAGAGACATTATTCGGCATTGATATTCTGGCAGACAACATAGAAGAGAGCATACAGAGACTTACGGATCTTGCACCGACAGCAGAAAGTATATTCAGAAAGAACATTGTTCAGGGTAACTTTTTAAAACCGGAAGGAATATGGTTTTTGGAGGATGCCGAATGAGAGAAAAAGCGGAAGACCCTTATGTATCTCTTGGTATATGCTCCAGATGTCACAAAGGCATATTGGGAACGCAGTACAAAATGTGCGCTGAGTGCCGGGAGAAGAAAGCGAAGGTAGAAGCTAAGAGACTTGCAAGGGAAACACCGGAACAGGCAGAAGCACGGAAAGAAAGAGTCCGTACCAGATATTACATGAATAAGTCCAGTGGAATATGCGTGAAGTGTGGAAAACGTAATGCAGTATGCGGAACTGTTTTATGCAACAGGTGTTTGGCAAAGAGGCGTTCGTGCGAGAAGTCCACAAGCCAAAGGGAGTACCGGGAGGATAAAGGATTGTGCATAATCTGTGGTAGACCGGCGGTATCTGGAAGAAAGCATTGTGAGGAACATTTAAAGATGCTACGGAAAACAGTTGCAAATGCGGCAAGCCATATAGACTACACGAAACATCCTTGGATAATCGATAATAAACACATATTTGAAAATTGAGGTGAAAGAGGTATGAAACTTAAAACATTAGGTTCTGGTTCATCCGGTAATTGCTACATGCTGGAGAATGACAAGGAAGCTTTGATAATCGAAGCCGGGTTGCCTTTTATGGAAGTCAAGAAAGCACTGGATTTCAATGTGATGAAAATTAAGGCTGTGATTACTACCCATTTCCATATTGACCATAGTCTTTATAGCTTACAATATGTGCAAGCTGGCATTCCTGTTTTTGAACCATGCAGACCGCCGATAAAATATTCTGAAATGCGTTTTAGAAAAGGAAATTTTGACATAAGGGCATTTGAAAACCGTGATAAATCTGGAAGATGGCTACATAACAACGGAGACGGTTCAGAGTGCCCGTGCGTTGGGTTTTACATTACGCATCCAGAGATGGGAAGCCTTGTGTATGCAACAGACACGGAATACGTCAGATGGAGATTTAATGGTGTTAATCACATCATGGTGGAAGCCAACTATGATATGCAGTTTGTGAACCGAGAAGAGCCAAATTACGAACACAGATTAAGAGGTCATATGAGCTTACCAACGGCACTTGACTTTATTTCTACTAACGATAATCCGGCATTGCGAAATGTCGTTCTAATACACTTATCAGATAAAAGCGGAGATCCCGCACTATTCAAACAAAGGACAGAAGAAACAGTTAAATATGGAGCAAATGTTTATATTGCAGAAAAAGGATTAGAGGTTGATATGAACCTTTGCCCGTTTTGATAGGTTGAAACACCAATGTGAAAGCATAAAAGAAACCAGTTTATGCGGTATCTGACTTTGGTATGGAATTTAATATATCACAAAACTAAATTGAAAGCCATGAGATACCTTTGGCGGTTGCTAAAAGTGACCGCCAGAAAGGAGAATACGTGTTAATAATTGAGGATAAAGGACAGAAAGAGGGCTTACATATCCTTAAGAATAGATATTTTAAAAGCCACGATATGGAAGTCTTGCGTGCACCATTGCCGGTTGGAGATTACATAATTGCCACAGACAAGGTAGCGGATGTTATCCGTAGAAAATCAGCTAGAAAAATGGAACTTAAAAAGATGGATTTTCTTGGCACATATGATGTTTCCGTTGACACGAAAAAAGACATGCAGGAAATTGCTGGGAACATCTGTGGAAGAGCACATCCGAGATTCCGTGACGAGTGTATTTTGGCGCAGAACAACGGAATTAAGTTATATGTGCTTATTGAAAATACAGACAAGGTGTATTCCGTCAATGATGTATCTACATGGCATAATCCTCGAGTGGACCGGTATAACAATATTGCATATATGCACACGCTTGGAAAATTGCTGAATGTACCGCTACCGAAAACAAAGCCGACATCTGGCAAGGTATTGGCAAAAGCTATGTTGACAATGCAACTTAAGTATGGCGTTGAGTTCGTATTTTGTCGCCCGGAAGATGCTGGGGCAAAGGTTATTGAATTGCTTGGAGGTAGTGAAAATGGCGGAGAATAAGCGGTATTACTGGCTTAAACTGATGGATGATTTCTTTGATAGCAAACGAATCAAAAAACTCCGAAAGATGGCTGGTGGCGATACATATACGATCATCTATCTTAAGATGCAGTTGTTGTCGTTGAAAAAAGGTGGCTATCTGGAATATTCCGGATTGGAAGATGAATTTTACAAAGAGATCGCCCTTGATATTGACGAGGACGAAATCAATGTTCAAGTAACGATTCAGTATCTTCTTTCCTGCGGATTGCTTGAAACATCAGATTCCATTGAGTACAAGTTGCCATTTGTGCAAGATAACCTAGGAAGTGAGACTGCAAGTACCAGAAGAAGTCGTAAATCTAGGGAAAATGCACAAAAAGCGTTGCAATGCAACAGTGGAGCAACGGAGTGCAACATTTTGCAACAAAATTGCAATGTAGAGATAGATATAGAGAAAGATATAGATATAGATATAGAGAAAGAAAATACAAAAGAAAGCGTGCCTGCATCTGATTTGGACTTTGACGCGGAATGGGGATGGGAATACACGATCAATGCATATCCAAAGAAAACGTCGTTAACGTCTGCCAAGGTAGCATGGATGGACAAGCTTTTAGAAGTTATCGAGCCGAACAGGAAAGCCGTTGCAAAGCTGATATATGAGGCTACAGTGGCATATGTTACTGACTATATAGAGAAGAATCCGGATGATACAAATTATCGTTATATTCCGAAATATGGTGATTGGCTGAAAGAGGATTGCGATTACTGGATTCGTCAAGTTGAGAAACGAAAGCGAGGTGAGAGCAGTTGACGGAAGCAGAAATTGGAGTGATCGGATGTGTATTGATTGACAATGATTCCATGTACAAGGTTTATAACAAATTGAAGCCGGAAATGTTCAGCTCTGAATTTTGCCAAGATGCTTTTGCTGAAATGCTTGCCATGTATGATCGTGGAGAAAACATTAATGTCGTTTCACTGTCTCAGTCACTTGAAAACCACAAATGGGAGCCGGAAATGATTGCCGGGGAGCTTAAGGAATGTATTGCCGCAACTCCGTTATCGACAGCAATGAAAAACTATGCGGATGCAGTCATTAAGGATTGGCGGGCAAGGGAAACGAAAAGCCTTTTCCAGAGAGTGAGCCTTAGACCATGTGATATTGATAATTCGATCGCGGAAGTTCTTACAAGGCTTGAAGAAATCCAAGTTAATCAGTTGAAGAAATCTAAGTTGATGAAGCAAATCGTATCAGAGAACAAAGATAAATACTTCAATGATGATGTGGGAGAGGACAGGGTAAAGACAGGATTTTACCATCTTGACGATTGCCTTGGCGGTCTTGAAGGCGGAGACATTACAGTTGTTGCCGCGAGACCGGGAGTTGGTAAGTCTGCTATTGTGGCACAAATAATCGAGAATATGGCAAGAAAAGGCTATAACACTTGTTACTACAACATGGAGATGAACAACAGTCAGATTTATGAAAGGTTTGTTTCAAGAATGTCAAAGATTGGTCTGACAAGAGTTCGCAGGGCAAAGGCTTTTCTTGGTGGAGAGAAAGAAGCCTTTGACAAGGCAAATGATGAGCTTGAAAAATATCCGATCACAATTGACGATCAGACAAATGTTATTGAGGAAATGAGAACGCAATGCAGGCATCAAAGATATGACGTGATCGTAGTTGACTATCTGCAATTGGTACGGTGTAACCGGAAGTTCAATAATCGTGCATCCGAAGTCGGGGAAGTTTCGAAGCAATTCAAAGCACTTGCGAGAGAGCTTCACGTTCCGATCATCCTATTGTCACAGCTTAACCGAGTATCGGAAATGAATGTAACGAAAGAGCCTACAATGTCCGAATTAAGAGAATCCGGAGATATTGAGCAGGATGCTTCCAATATTATTCTTATGTGGAATTTGGATGAAGACAGAAAATTTAAAGGCTTGAAAGTTGAAAAGAATCGACAGGGTACACCGTTTAGAGAAGTTGTTCAGTTTGAAGGTGATCGTATGGAATTTATCGAGCGAACCGAAACCATTGAACAGATTCAAGCACGGATGCGACAGAAAGACGGTTTCCGAGAAGTATGTGGCAGCACACCATTTGATTAAAAGGTGAATGATTATGGCAAGTAAGAAATTTGAAAAAGGTTCCGAAGAATGGCAGTTTTTTAATGACTATTATAAATTCCGGCAGCAGTTTTATGAAGCTGATAACGAAGATGAGTGGTTCCAAGGAATGATGGAAGCAGGGGAAATGCTAATTAAAAAATATGCACGGACAAATATATCAAAATATGTTCAAAGTCTTGTATTTAGCCATTTTGAGGATGTAGAGAGGAGATGGAAGAGCAAATGAGTAATGCACTGGCAAGAAAGAAAAAGCGGATGCAGCCACTTGGATATTCCAAGAGTGAACTGATCGGAATACAGAGACACGCCAAGGCACAAAGCAATGCGGATTATCTAATAGAGGAATCCTATTATAACGTCCGTATGATGGCATATCAGGCACTGCATGATAAGTTCGGATTCGGACACAAAAGAATCATAAAGGTTGAGCAGACTATTGATGCATATGTGGAGAATGCAAAGGATGGAACGACAGGCGAGGAACTTGGTTTTTATCTGAAAGATAAATGCAAGATTGACGTGCGAGAGGAAACTAATAAGATTCCGTATCGTGAGAGCTTTTATCTGGTAGAGAGAAAGATTGCACCGAACTGCATGATACAGGCAAATAAGTTTTTACTGGCACAGGTATTTAATTATTTTGCTATGTTGGGTGTCTGCCTTAAAACACAGTTTAAATTTTCGGGAAATCAGATCAGACAGGTTTATGAGAGAATCAGATATTTGATTAACTGCCTTGCTACCGGATATGAAACCATGACGGGGATCGCAAGTGTACTGGAATGGGAATGTAAGTACATTGATAAGCGGTTTATCGGAAAGACGTATGAAATATAGGAGGAATGGTTGATGGACAAGTTAGCTGTGGAACTGCAGGATGGATATTTTGTGGAGATTGATTCTCTGAATCACACCCTGAGACAGAGATATGCCGGACAGGATAAGGACGGCAATGAAAAAGAAAGCGTTCGAACAATCGGATATTTTGGAGACATGAAACAGTGCATTAAGGCTTTGTTAGAGCGTTATCCGAGTGAGTTATCCGAAAAGGCGCAGATTTCCTTTAGTGAATACTTGGAACTGTTGGATAAGGCTTATACGAGGTCAGAACAGCTTGTGAACAGGATCGGAAAGGAGCAGGAAAATGCTGAATAGAGAAAAATACGCGGAAGAGATTTTAAATATTGCCTGTGATGGATGCAATATTGCGTTAATTAATGGGAAACTGGAAAAATGCAGGGGAGTCTGCAATAAATGCGATTTTTGCGATAATGACATTAGAAATGCTGGTCGTTGCAGAGAAAAAGCAAAAGAATGGGCGAACGGCCAGTATGTTGATTGGAGCGAAGTTCCAGTCGATACACCGATTTTTGTCAGAGATTCTGAACTTTTTGCGTGGAGCAAAGAACATTTTGCAAAATATGAAGATGAAACGGTTTATACATGGGATTACGGAAAAACGTCATGGAGCACATATGACGGTAAAATGAGTAGCTATAAATATGCTATGTTGCCGGAAAGTGAGGATCAGAATGAAAATAAGCAGGATTAAAAACCGGATATCTGAGGTAGCAACAGAAGCCTGTGGGTATTCTCCTCTAACAAAAGTGGTTTCGGAGGAAGAGATCAACAGAATTTTGGAGCAGGAAAGCGGATGGATTCCATGCAGTGAGCAGATTCCAGAAGAACCGGAAGAAAATCCGTTATTTGAGGGAAAATGTCTTGAAGTGTATTTGGTAACAACAAAATACGGAAGTAGTGAGCAAGACAAGGTATACCCATTTAGAGCATTTTGGAATGGAATTAATTTCACGGATGGAATGAATATTCTGGACGTTATTGCTTGGATGCCGCTACCAGAGTCATACAGAGAAAGTGAGGAATGATATGAAAGATGGAATACATCCTGATGGATGCATAGTGACAAATAAACAGACCAATGCAGACCGGATCCGGAGCATGACGGATGAAGAGCTTTTAGATTTCCTTTGCTCAATCGAAACATATGAGCAGGGTAGCGTAAAGACCATTGAGGGCGGCGTAGCAATGTGTTCTGTTGCAGAGGTGGAACAATGGCTTAAGGCAGAAAGTGAGGGATAGCATGAACAGAGCGGAAACAACAAGGTTTCTCGGAGAACTGCTTGTAAGTAGCCGATTTAGCGGCATGGGTAAATACTGGGCGAGTGAGGTTAGCATTGACGCGTTCACAACTGCCGGGAAGGGTGGAAGAGTAGATTTCATGCAGTTTGAACCGCCAAACCAATACGCAGTGTCATCGTTGGAAAAGGGAATTTTTATATGCTACGAAATCAAAAGTTGCAAAGAGGACGTATACAGCGGGAATGGTCTAAACTTCTATGGTGAGAAAAACTACATAGTAACCACGATGCAGTGTTATAAAGATATTCTTTCAGACTTGAATGATAGAACTTTTGAAAAACATCTTATTAAAACAAATCCAGAATCTTCCAAGAATTTTGGAATTATAGTGGCTGTTCCGTGGATGCGGGATAAATATCAGGAGTTTGAAGAACCGACACGGGTATCGGATGCTGTATCGTGGAGACTGGAAATAATAAAGCCCTGCATCGTGGGAAGCAGAAAAAAGTCTATGACGGAAATGCTGTTTTGTATGATGCGGAGCGGACATTAAATTTGAGAAAACGAGGAGTGGTATGGAAAAGATGACAGACGGAACATGCAGTATCTTAAATGATACTTGTCCGGAAAAGAATATTATGGACTGCCGGTATTGTCAGTTGCATAGCGTTGTTGAAGATTACAGAGACCGGGTATACAGGAAGCAGGAGGAGAACGATGGAGAGATTAGCACAGACAAGTGATAGAGGCGGAGTTGCCTTTACATTTGATTTAGACATAACCTGTGAGCCCAGTGAGATAAAAAAGATACTGAAGCTTGCTGAGAGGTTAAAAGACTATGAGGATGCCGAGGAGCAGGGATTACTTCTGCGGTTGCCGTGCAAGGTGGGAGATACTTTGTATCGGGTAAATAAAGGAGCGAAAGAGCCAGTTATTATGATGCGCGTTATCCAGTTATATATCAAGCAGATTCATAAAGACAGAACTATTATGAGAATTGATGTTATAAATGACGCTGATATGGGTGAGAGTTGCTATTTATCGTGCGACATTGGCGAAAGGATATTCCTTACTAGAGAGGAAGCCGAAGCCAAGCTGAAAGAAATGGAGGGGGAAAGTGATGTACTGTGATGGAAGATGTCAGTATTTAAACGAACGTAAACATAAATGTGAGTTGACCGGAGAAAAATTGACTTACATGAAGCAGACCGGAAGTATTTCATTTTCCGTGCATGAACACAGAGGAGTTTGTAAAGGGAAAAAGGTGGAACGCGATGGAGAATAGATTTTTATACCGCGCAAAGCGGATTGATAATGGAATATGGGTATACGGATTGCCAAGTTATGACACAGACGGAGAGATCAGAGAAATTGAAGCGTATGAAGATGCGGATGTTGAATTTTATGCCGTTGATCCATCTACCATCTGCCAGTGCACCGCAATGCCTGATAAGAACAAAAAGCTGGTGTTTGAACATGATATAGTATGGGATTCTGACGAAAGAGCTTTTTACGAGATTATCTGGAATCAAGAGGATATGTGTTGGAATGTTGAAGATGCAGACGGTCATAAATCTGAGTTTAAAGAATGCTATGGAAGCACAATTGAAGTTAATGGTAACAGATTTGACAATCCGGAACTGTTGGAGGTGCAAGATGCCGAGAACCATAGCGTATAGAGCGGGAGGATTTACAAATTGTGGAATCGGTTACACAAAATTCAGTCAGGAGGAATTGGCAGAAATGAAAGATAGAGTCATGACGGAGAATGAAGCAATTGAAGAATTAAAATATGATTGTAACGAACTTGGAAAAGCGATTCCGTGTGATACATCATGGGGGAAATCTTTTGAAAATGCTTATGCAATGGCAATAAACGCACTGGAAGAGGTACAGAAATACCGGAAAATCGAAAAAGACTTAAAAGAACGTTATCATGCCAACGTAGATATTCCGCTTTTGATGCACCACTTTATCGAAACGGTGTTTGAAGGGGAGAAGCATGAGGGATTTTGCCTTTTAACAAACGAGGATGCTAAGGTGTGGGAAGAATATAAGGCGATCGGCACACCGGAAGAATGCCGGGTAGCGGTGGAGAAGCAGACGGCAAGGAAAGGAATAAGAGAAAAGATAAAGAAAGGATACAATAGAGGAATGCATCACTATTATTGTCCTGTTTGTTACGAGAAGGGAGATTTAAGAAACAAGTATAATGTTGGGTTATATTGCAGTGGCTGTGGTCAGAAATTAGATTGGGAGGATGAAAAATGACAAGAAATGACATAGTAGCAGAATATGTAAGAAAACGTTGTCCTGAGATACTTGAGACTACAGATTTTGCAGCATTTGTTTTTGAAATGGCTTGTAAAAGCTTTGTAGATAATTTTGAAAAAAGTATAAAAATAGATTTCAAAAAGTTGAGAAAAATTTTTGATGACTAGAACAGGATGGAAGGGATAAAAAATGAGCGAAGAACTTAAACCATGCCCGTTCTGCGGCGGAAAAGCAATGTTCTTTACCATTGTAAATAAGTCATCACATTCGGATGTTGGAGTAATGTTCAAAATCAAATGTATGAAATGCGGAACAGAACTTCCAAAAAGCTATGAATGTGAGATGTATATGGATCAGGACGGTGGAATCAGAACAGGGAAAGACGAGCGAACGAAAGCAACTACAGATTGGAACAGGAGGGCAAACGATGAGACTGATTGATGCGGATGCACTAAAGAAAGATTTAAAATCGGTTACTTTAAGCAATGGAACTTTAGTAAATACAAATGCAGTATTGTATTTACTAGAAGAATATCCGACGGCTTATGATGTAGACAAGGTTGTGGAGCAGTTGGGAAAATTAAAGAAAGCAGAGCAGGACAGACCAGATGATTGCGACGAGGACGGATGCGGAGACGGCGAACAAATCTACGATGACGGGAGAAGCCAGGGAAGATTTGAAGCATTTGGCAAAGCAATCGAGATCGTGGAAGGCGGTGGAGTAAAGTGACAAGAGAAGATAAAGAAGCAATTTTAAATAGTTTTGACGAAACAATGATACAACCGGATGAAGCAATGAACCTCACAGAAATGAGAGCATATGTAAAAGGTTTTGAAGATGCTAGAAATGCAATGTTTGATGCGACTGACAAGTTTTATCGAAGTAATAAGACGGATTAGAACCGTAGAGAAGAGGTGCACTGATATGTCAAAAGCAGCATTAGTTATGGATATGCCGGAATCATGTGATATGTGTGATTTTGTAGATGATGAGCAACCGCCAAGATACGGAGAAAAAACATTGTATTGTGGAGTACCGGGAATGGGAGAGGACGTAACAGATTATATAGAATGTAGACCCGAATCTTGCCCGCTCCGGGAGTTGCCAGAGAAGATACCAGAGTTGAAATCTGGTTATGAAGATCTTGGCACATCAATACGTCGGGTGGGTTGGAATGCCTGCTTAGATGAAATTTTAAAATAAATTGAAAGGAGTGAGATGTTTGCCATCAGATTGGATGATTTAAAAGCAATAAAACGATGAATTTATTGCATAAAACACAACATAATTAAATTTAAAGTGCACTATTGTAGATATGTGCACGGAATATCAGAAAGGAGCCGGGACCTATCCGGATAAAAGGCGCGCCGGGTTCCTGTGAAAAAATGAAAAATAGTGAATTAAAAGAATATTTGAATACATTCTCGGATGATGCACCAATAAGTGTTATTTTGGCAAATCCGAGAAAAAGAAAGAGATATGAAATAACGGGAACATTTTGTGTTAAAGATCTTGGACAACCAGTATTCTGTATTGAGGTTGGAAAAGAAGTTGATATGGATGCAGAAGAAATTGCAGCCTGTGAAGAAAGTGAACGCAATGCGGATGATTTGGAAGGTCAGATGGAGATCACAGACTTTCCGGAGGTGCTGCCATGATAAACGGAGAATTGATAGTAGATAACTTTGCCGGTGGGGGCGGCGCTTCCACTGGTATAGAAATGGCAACCGGATACAGTGTTGATATAGCCATCAACCATGATCCAGAAGCTATCAAGATGCACAAGGCGAACCATCCGAATACGAAGCATTACTGTGAAAACGTGTGGGCGGTCGATCCGGTAAAAGCGTGCAACGGGCATCCGGTCGGACTTGCCTGGTTCTCGCCGGACTGCAAACATTTTAGCAAGGCGAAAGGCGGGAAACCAAAGGATAAAAACATTCGTGGTCTTGCATGGGTAGCATTACGATGGGCTGGACTTGTAAGACCACGGGTGATCATGTTGGAAAATGTGGAAGAGTTCAAAACATGGGGACCATTGAACAGAGGGCACCATCCGATCAAGGCAAAGCAGGGAAAAACATTTGAAAAGTTTGTACAGCAGCTAAATGATCTGGGGTACACTGTAGAATTTAAAGAACTGATTGCTGCCGATTATGGCGCACCGACCATGCGAAAAAGATTTTTTATGATTGCCCGGTGTGATGGTAAGCCAATCGTCTGGCCGGAGCCGACACATGCACCCGCGGACAGTGAGAAAGTAAAAGCCGGATTACTGGAACCTTATGTTGGAGCGTATACACAGATCGATTTCAGTCGCCCTTGTCCAAGCATTTTTGACACTTCCGAAGAAATCAAAGAAAAATACGGCATCCGGGCGGTACGTCCACTTGCATCAAAGACGCTGGATAGGATTGCCAAGGGATTGAAAAAATTCGTTTTGGATAATCCAGAGCCTTTTATCATTCAGTGTAATCACGGTGGTGAGCGGAGACCGAACGATATTCGAGAGCCAATGCCTACCATAACCGGAAAGCACGGATATGGGATTGTGGAGCCATATATGGTACAGATCGGGCAGACAGGATTTGCAAAAGACCGAAGTAAGGATGTTAGAGAGCCGCTTACAACGATTGTGAGCAAAAATGAGCATTGTCTGATTGAACCAACGCTTGCACCATACATGGGAACGAATACGACAAATCATCCGGGCGGAAATTGCAAAGATCCGATACACACAATTACAACTGGCAATCAGCAATGTCTTATTAGTCCTACGTTGATTCAGTACCATTCAGAAACTTCAAAAGATGGAGTAAGAGGGCAGGCTATAAAAGATCCGATCATGACAGTTGACAGCTCAAATAGATATGGGCTGGTCGCATCGTTTCTGCATAAGTACTATGACGGAGGATATAAAGGTGCTGGGGAAACAGTAGAAAATCCGCTTCCGACAGTGACCGCATGGGATCATAACAGCGTTGTTACTGCGAATCTGATTCAGATGAACAATCATTGTGACGGAAAAGATATCAGACAGCCATTACCAACGATCACGGCTGGTGACGGACACTTTGGAGAGGTCAGAGCGTTTCTGATTAAATACTATGGACAGGGAACAGGGCAGGATATCAAAGATCCGCTTGATACAGTCACAGCACAGGATCGCTTTGGACTTGTGACCATCAACGGCACTGATTACCAGATTGTGGATATTGGACTGCGGATGCTGGAGCCAAGGGAGTTATATGGATGTCAGGGATTTCCGGACGATTACATAATCGACCATGATTACACCGGCAAGACATATCCGAGAAGCGAACAGGTGCGAAGATGCGGCAATGCAGTATGTCCGCCAATACCTGCAGCACTGGTCAGAGCAAATTTGCCAGAATTGTGTGTTGCAGAGCGGATGCCAAATATGCAGATAGAAGCAGAGCAGACCGGACAGCTCCGGTTTGCGTAAACCTTAAATTTTTCGGAGGTGTTGCCATGAATTTATTTGAAAAAGTAAAATGCAAAGGCTTTTATAAGCCATTTAAAGACGGAAGATGGCTGTATCTCGACAGGAAAACATTAACTGCTGATGCAATGGACAATAATCTGGCAGATGGAAACAATGATGGCACTGTCGAAAAAAATGTTGAATATATCGAGAAAACTTATTTCAAACACGTTGATAAGAATTTCACAGGTGTAATTGTTGGATATAAGGATATTGTCATCAAAGGCTATCTTGATGCGATTTATGAAGATGAATGTGATGTAGGTATCGGAGTCATTCCAGAAGCGTTTTATGTATCGAAAAGAGCAAAAGAAACGGTAAAATGTGCTGTTGTTTATTATGCGAACAATTTAAAACATTATGTTCCATTGGAAGATTTGGAGGTGCTGTCATGATACAGACAGCAGAAGATAAAGTGAAAGAGTACTGCCAGTGCATCCGCAGAGAAATAGAACACTGGAAAGTTATCAACCAGAACGGGTGTAATGATCCGTTCTGGTCGGATGGCTGCAACATGAATCTGACACGGAATCATATCATTTATTATCAGTCAAAGATCCATGAGGCCTGCACAGAAAATCAGTTGCCATTGCCAGATGAATATTATTTATCCATACCGCCGGAAGTGGATAATAATTATATGGCAAATTTTAAGCAGAAACCGCGGGTGGAGAGATTGCGTCAGATGGGAAGAATCACAACCGGACGTGTTTACCAGTACGACGAGAACCAGATGAGTTTATTTTAGAACCAGATAACAAAACCAAGAAGAGAGGAATGGTCATCTCATGAAAAATATAATAATGGATTTCGGTCTCTATTATGAAATTGCCAAAAAGAAAATCAAATTAAAACTATGGTCAGCCGAGTACTCAAAAGGATATTTATATTTTTTCCTGAACAATGTCGCAGATGTGACGGAAGAACAGTATAACGAGTACTCAAAGATGATCGATGAACTTTGAGAAAGAGAGGGGAAACAATGTGTAATTGCATGGATGAGGTATTGGAAAAAATGTGTGGGATGGAAAACATCGAACAGGTATTACCACCTATCGAGGTTATATCCGAAAGAGCGTACTTAGAATTTACAGTAAAAGAAAAAGGTAAGAAGAGAGAGCGGAAGCTGCCGGTATTACTGTCACGGTGCCCGTTCTGTGGCGAGCCGTATGATGAGAAAAAGAAATCTTGATGGAGGTAGATCATGAAAAGGAAACTTATAACAGCCATCATAGCTGTAGCACTCCTGATTGCCGGATGCAGTGATACAGCAAATGTCAGCGAGGGACAGGATAGGATGATGGAAAAGGTAGAAGATGAATGGGAATATGCCATTTATGTAGACAAAGACACCAATGTTATGTACATAAAAGGACCCGGAGACGGAGGAACTTTTACCGTTATGCTCAATGCTGATGGTACACCGAAGATCTGGCAGGGAGAAGAATAAAATATTGGAGGATAGTGGCTTATGAAGTTTTCAAAACTGACTAAGCCAGAGCTTGAAACAATTATTGAAAACGCCAATTTCACGGAGCAGGAAGAAGAAATATTTTATCTTCTTGCCCGTGGACTTATTTCAAAAGAAATAGCCATGAGACTATGCGTATCAACAAGAACAGTGGAAAGAAGAATTTTTGATATTAAACAGAAAGTAAAAAAGTTAGAAGGTGAGTTAAACGGGAAATCTTTCAAATAGTGAGTTGTTGAATATTGCCATCGAAAATGGTATTATCAACATAGACACCATTCAGAAAAAAATTGAAATGAACGAAAGGAAAAAATTTATTGAAAAACACACTTACAGCATTTGGCAAGGAAAAGATGGAAAGTTTTACACATATTTGCCAGATGAAGATAATAAGAGAGGAAAGAGACTTGTAAAGAGAACATCTGAAAAAGCAATTGAAGATGAAATAGTAAAGTTCTATAAAGCTAAGGAGGATGAACCTACAGTTATTCAGGTATATTCTAATTGGATTTCTGAAAAACTTGAATATGGTGAAATAACAAGACAGACAAAGGACAAGTACGAGACAAATTTTAAAAGATTTTTTGAAAATAAGTATTTGCCGATTGCAAATAGAAAAATCCGGTACATTGATGAAGAAATATTGGAATCATTCATAAAAACAGCTATTTCAAAACTGGAACTTACGCAAAAAGCTTATTCTGATATGCGGATATTGATTAACGGAATTTTCAAATATGCAAAGAAAAAACATTATACCAGCCTGAGCATAACCAGTTTTATGGGTGATTTGGAAATTTCGGAAAAGTCATTTAAAAAGAACCATAAGTCAGACTGCGAATTGGTATTTTCTAAGGATGAGGAACTTTTAATTGAACGATTTGTAATGGAAGATGAGCCTACATTGATAGAACTTGGCATTATTTTGGCATTTAAAACAGGATTGAGAGTTGGGGAAATATCTACCCTCTCATGGTCTGATGTCGGAGAAAATAAGATACATATATCAAAGACAGAAATAAGATATAGAGATGATAATGGCAAATATGTATTTGATGTTCAAAATTTTCCTAAAAGTGATGCCGGGTTTAGAGATGTTATAATTACCGCAGATACCAAAGAACTTATGAGAAAAATAAAAATGCTCAATCCATTTGGGCAATATATTTTTATGAAAAACGGTAAACGAATAAAAGGTCAGGCATTTACAAGGCGGCTATATGTGATATGTGATAGAATAGGAATTGGTGAACGTTCAATTCACAAGGCAAGAAAGACATATGCAACAAAGTTGATAGATGGAAATGTTCCAGAATCGGTAATAAAAACACAAATGGGGCATACAGATATCAGAACAACTCTCGATCATTACTATTTTAATAACAAGACAGAGAGTGAAATGCAGGAATATATTGCAAAAGCATTATCAATGTAAAAGGTAACACGAGGTAACACCTTTGGAGATAAAGAAATTCAGTATTTATGCGGGTTTGAGAGAATTGATACCGAGTTCGAATCTCCCTTCCGCTACTTTATTTTTATTTAAGAAAACCTTGTGAAGCCTTGATTTTACTGAAAGAAAGGAGTTTTTGAATGGTGTCTTTTCTAAAGGTCAAAATCAAAGGTAACACTAAAGGTAACACGAACGGATGTATGGACGCTTAATGCGTTCTTTTTTTTGTATTTTTTGACGGCAAACTGTCGGAATCGTGACGGTTTTGCCGCCTTTTTTTATGCAAAAATATAATCAAAGGGAGGGATGGTGGTGTTTTCAGATGAAGTTCTTGAAAAAATTTTTGCCAGAAAAGAGTTACAGTCCTTGGACTTGTCAACGCAGTCGTCTATCATACACGCAATAGAAGATGTTTTAGAGGAGGTCAAACAGGATGAATATGAGCGGAGCATACCAGAATCCGATTTATAATCAGCAGATGCAGCAATACGGGCAGCAGTACGCATACAATCCGTATATGAATCAGCCACGCATTGATAATACACAAAATTATATGCAGGCACCGCAGCAAATTCAGCAGCAGATCCCGGTTCAAACTTTTGGCATAAATGGAAAAGTAGTTCCGGCGGTAGAAAACATCACTGCCAATGATGTGCCAATGGATGGCAGCGTTGCATTTTTCCCAAAACAGGATATGACAGAAATATACGCTAAAAGTTGGAACGCAGATGGAACAATTCGCACAATCGTTTTTAAGCCAGTTTCGCATGATACTGTTAGCAATTTATCGCATGATACTGAAAAATTGAAATTTGACCTATCAGACGAGTGCACAGGTGCATTTATGCAGAAGTTTGATGAACTTTTTGGGAAGATTGAACAGATAGAAAACCGATTAGATAAAATTCCAAGCAGTCAAAGAAAAACTTCACAGGTAAAAAAGGAGAGTGATCCAGAATGAATCCGGCACAATTATTGTTAAATCAAATGATGAATTCTCCGCAGGTTCAAAACAATCCTATGGCAAAAAATGCCATGCAAATGTATCAAAGCGGAGATACAGGTGGACTTAAGACAATGGCAGAGAATCTCTGTAAAGAAAGAGGAATTACGGTAGATGAAGCAAAACAGAAAGTTATGAGCATGTTTAATCATTAGTACATTTTGGGGTGCGCGCAAAATAACCGGTTATCCCATTTGTAAATAGATCAGATGGAGGTAAACAAAATGTTTAATGGAAATGCAATGCCTAGTCTTGCTGATATTGCAGCAGTGACAGGAAACGGAAGAAACAATGATGGCATGTGGGGCGGCGATGGCTGGTGGGCTATCATTATCTTCGCTATGATTTTTGGCTGGGGCGGCTTTGGCGGCAATGGCTGGGGAGGAAACGGAGGTATGGGAGCGACAGCATCTGCATACACCGACTCTGCAATTCAGCGTGGGTTTGACACGCAGGCTATCATCGGAAAGTTAGATGGTATCACAAATGGTCTCTGTGATGGATTTTACGCACAGAATACCGCCGTTATGAACGGTTTCCATGGTGTAGACAATGCAATCTGCAACCTTGGCTACCAGACACAGCAGGGATTTAATACCACAAACGTGACACTTATGCAGGCGCAGAATGCTTTACAGTCCCAGTTGGCTAATTGCTGCTGCGAGACCAGGGAAGCTATCCAGGGTGTAAACTACAATATGTCACAGAACACCTGTGCACTGCAGAACACCATGAACAGCAACACAAGAGACATTATCGACAGCCAGCAGGCAGGAACAAGGGCAATCCTTGATTACCTGTGTCAGGAAAAGATTTCTTCCTTACAGGCAGAAAATAATGACTTAAGAAGAGCCGCATCACAGGATCGCCAGTCTGCATTGCTCACTACTGCAATGTCAGCGCAGACACAGCAGATCATCAACGCTGTAAATCCGGCTGCAATCCCGGCATATGTTGTTCCAAATCCTAACGCTTATGCGTATGGCTGTGGATGCAACACAGGATGTAGTTGCTAAAAGTAGCTGCTACACAAAATTGAATAATTGAGTATCTTAATTGAGTTTAACTCGATTATGTCTGCTGTGCAGTATTGCTTATAAACACAAAGGGCAGACTATAATGTTTGCCCTTATTTTTGAAAGAGAGGTAAATAATTATGGCAGAATTTACAGGAATTGCAATTCAAACTGTCGCGCAGGGAGAAGATGTAGCATTTACAGAAACTCCGGTATGCGCAACAAAATGCATTGTTCATAGACAGGGAAGCGGCATTGTTAAATTGAGAGGACTTACAAATCAGTGCCGGGCAAGATTTTTGGTATCTTATTCCGGGAACATTCAAATTCCTACCGGTGGCACAGTTGAAGCTATTTCACTGGCTATTGCAATTGACGGAGAACCGTTGCAGTCAACTCGAATGATTGTTACACCGGCGGCAGTTGAAAACTTCTTTAACGTTTCGGCGCAGGCATATGTGGACGTTCCTCGCGGTTGTTGTGTTACGGTAGCGGTACAGAATACGTCTACGCAGTCAATCGAAGTTCAGAACAGCAATTTAATTGCAGTCCGGGAAGCGTAAGGAGGGCGGTTTTATGGATATTAAGAGAATGCACGAAATGATTGAAAAACTGTCTGAAAGCGCAGAGTGTGAGTTTGCAAAAGGTATCGAATGTGTAGATACAGAAGAGATGGGAAAAGTCACGGACATGCTTAAAGACCTTGCGGAAGCCATGTATTACCGGACGCTTACAAAATCAATGGACGAAGCAGAACCAGAGCAGGTTCTTGATATGTTTGAGCGTTACGGAGACGGCAGACGGTATTATGATCGTTACCGGTATGCAAACGGCAGATTTGCCCCAAAAGGAAGAGGTACGCGCCGCGGATATGAAGAACCTCCATACTGGCACATGACACCGGAAATGTACCGGGAAATGGAACACGACCGTGATATGGATCTTTCTTCCGGCAGAATGTATTATACCGAGCCTAAAATGACACCAGATGGTGGAATGCGTGACCGCAGAGAGGGAAAAAGTGGAATGAGCCGAAGAAGCTACATGGAAAGTAAAGAGCTTCACAAGGGCAATACGCCGGAGGACAAGGATGCAAAGATGCATGACCTTGAAAGATACATGAAAGAGCTTTCGGAGGATATGGCGGAGCTTATCTCTGACATGACACCGGAAGAGCGCACGATGACAAAAAGCAAGCTGTCAACGCTTGTTTCCAAAATGTAATGGCAGGGGCAGAAATGCCCCTGTTTGTTTGAACATTGACAACTGAATATCAGCTAGTGATTTGTGGATTTGGAAATTTTTCAAAAAGGTATTGACTTTTTGTGCGTACTATTATATATTAAATGTGCGTACAGAAAGAAGGTGCTGAGAATGTCTCCACGCACAGGCAGACCTAAAGTTGACAATCCTATGAATGAAAGACTTTATGTTCGAGTATCGAAGCAAGAAAAAGATGAAATTATGAAATTTTCATCAGAAAGTGGATATTCCATATTAGAACTTATAAGAGCGGGGATTGAAAAGCTAAAAGGTCAAAAAAAATAAGAAGTTGCCACGCTACCAACGAAAACAACTTCTTATCAACCGAGATAACTCTCTGTGAAATATTTTATCATAGAGAGTATCTCTTTTCAAGAAAAAATTGAAAGGCAGGAAAAATCTATGAGAGAAATGTATATTGAAGAAATTACCAAAAATCTGAATTTACTTAGCGAACACTTTTTAAGATGTGTCTGGATTTTTACAAGTAACCTTGCATCTGACAAGAAAGGCGGTACAAGATGAAAGAACAGTTAATTACAGAAATTCAGAACATACAGGACGAAAAATTTTTGCAGTTTATTTTGAACACGATACTTTCATTTAAACAGAAATGGGGGATTTGCTGATGAACGATATTCAGATGAAACAATTAGAGCAAACTCTAACCAGCATGGAAGTTGCGGAAATGGTCGAAAAGACACACGCAAACATGTTACGAGATATCAAAAGGTACTGTAAACAGATGGAACAAAACAATATTACAGGTAAAATCAAAATTGATGTGGCTGATTTCTTCAGAGAAAACACCTATAAGGACGAGCAAGGGAAAGAACGCCTATGTTTTGACATTACCAAGAAAGGTTGCGAATTTATCGCCCACAAGTTGACCGGAGTAAAAGGAACGGCTTTCACAGCTCAATACATCAATCGCTTCCACGACATGGAACAGGCTCTGAAAAATCCGCAGGCTGAAATTACGGAGAAAGACCCGTTTGCACGCTGGAGCATCGTAAAAAAGATAGAGAGTGGTAAATGGTTTAATAAAAATAACTGGAAACTCAAAATTATCTGTGACCGGTTCGGATGGACGAGAAAATTTTTATATCACAAAATTCTTGTGGAATTGTCTGACTTACATAACTTAGAACTTGTGGAAAAGTTCTATACAGTCACATATGGGCATAAACCGGAGTACAAGATGGACTTGCTAGACTACAGCAAAGAACTTGCTGGAACAGCAACAAGGTACATTAATTATTTGTTGATTGAAGAGCAAGAAGAATAACTTTAAATTTAGAAATCACTGGCTGATATTTGGCTGGTGGTTTCTTTTTTTGGAGGTAAAATATGTTTGTGATAAATGGTATTGAATGGGAAATAAAATTTGTCCGCGGTGCAAGCAGTAAGCTGATGCGATCTGATGGCTCTATCAGCCTTGCTGTGACAGATTGGAACAACAGGGCTATATATGTTTCAGATAAACCGAAAAATGGCTATTTGCGCAAAATACTGGCTCATGAACTTTGTCATTGTTTTTGCTTTTCCTATAACATTCATATGCCGATTGAGCAGGAAGAGTATCTTGCGGACTGGATCAGCCTGTACGGTACTGATTTGATCTATCTTTTGGATGATCTGATGTCAAACATTGATTGGAGGGCAGCATAGTGGACAAAATAGATGAATTGCTGCGGTATATTCACAGAACAAACCCGGAAATGACAAGGGAAAAGCTGATAAATGAACTAAGCAGAAGTGATTACGCCGCACGTTCTTTGCTTTTCACAAAAGAAGTTGTTTGTCAAGAAGAAAAATAGTAAAATGTTTTTGGGGTGATAGTATTGTACAATGGATGTCATACATCTTTTGATGTTATGAAAGAATATATGATCTATGGAGCGGAGCTTGATGAAAAATATCAGATCCCGATTGTCCCGGCATGCAGCTTGGATTATTTGCCGGAGGACTCCATAGATTTTGGAGAGAGCTTTTCACAAAAGATAAAAGGGCATAGAAAATTAAATGTGAATTTCTATATTGACGATTCAAAGTTTCAAAGACTGTGGAATAACCCGGATAAATACCTAGAGCACTTGAAGTGTTTCCACTCGGTCTGTATGCCGGATTTCAGTATTGCTACAGGCGATTGTGGTATGCCGTTTGCTTTGAATCTGTATAATGTGTACCGGAATCATGCGCTTGCACATTACATGCTGCTGAACGGGATCCGCGTTATACCGTCCGTAGGCATCCCGGACAAAGATAATTATGATCTTTGTTTTGCCGGGTACAGTAAGGGTGGTGTGATCGCTGTATGCACAAATGGAAGAGTGCGGGCAAAGGCGGCACGGATAGAGTTTTGCGAGGGATTCAAAGTTATGATCGACATGTTGCAGCCACATACAGTGTTGATCGTCGGGAAGATACCGGATGAATTAAACACCGATGTAAAGATTGTAAATTATAAATCACGCAACCAGAAGGTCAATGAGAGGTTTTCAAATGGGAACAAGAACAACAAAATCACAGAAAAAACAGAAACAGACTGAGAGTCAGAGGAAGAGAAGAGAACGAATTAGTCAAATTTCACAAGTTGCGAAATGACGCATAATAATTTACTGTGCATATTGTCTTTTCACAGTTGGAATCTCATTTTTCAACTTTTGAATTTTTTTCTTCTTGGAAAACGGCTCGATTTTGAGATCAGAAATCAGAATTTTCACACCCAGGCGGGCTGCCGGGATAGTGCACATCGCTGTGATCAGCAGGCCGGCATTGTCTGACATGCTGCCGGATGCCAACGCGGCAAGATGAACACAGTGTTTACAGGCTTGCAACGTCGTAAAAACGATTTACAGACGTTTCGCGTTGTAAATATATAAAAGCACTGCATAGCCTTGCGCAAGCCTTAAAATGGCTTATACGTGTTCGCTTAAGCGCATTATATGACCGGGCGTATATCTTGTCAAGTTGCAATATATCCGGACACTGGAAAAAGCCGGGATGATTCCGGCTTAAAATTCCTCTATTTCCGCAGCATTTTGCTCCCATTCTGGAAGCGTTTTGAAAACTTCCCAAGCATCGTCGAACGTTTTAAAGTCCGTTCCTTTGCCGTCATTTCTGAAAAATCCATCTTCAACGCTATAAACACTTCCCATGCATGTGACTTGAAAAACTGTCTGTGCTCCGTTCGGATAAGTCATTTATAAATCCTCCTAAAAAAATAATATTCCCTTACGGGTAGAACCGCCGCCGGCAGTGGTTCCGGCGTGCATCCTCTGCGGCGGTTATTATGCTTTTTTATATCCGTTTTCAGCAGCATATTTTTCAAGCTCTTCCAGTGTTTCAAATGTTGTCACAATTCCGCCGAATCCTTTTGTAATTCGGTCGATTGTATACATGCCACAGTCATACAGGCATGCATAAAAGTTTATTCTGCCTTTTTTTAATAAAAATAATTTTCTCATACTTCAATTTTCCTCCATATTCAAATTTTTTGGTAAAAGCAAGCCGGGGAATCGAACCCCGGTAAACGCCGCCGCTTGCCTAATTTATAAAATTGTGCGAACCTCATTATAATCATCATTTAGCTCTATCAGATTAAATAAATCGTGTTTTTCTCCTAACTCAAAATACTGATTGATAGCATCCTCTTCGCTATCGGCTAAAATTATTTCGAAATTATCGTCTTCGATCTCTGCTCTGTAATACTTCATAAGATCAACCATCCTTTCATTTTCCTATAGATACAGTTCCATAAGTCCCACATTTTTATTTTCAACTAAGACAACGCCTGGGCGGACAACGGAAACATACTGTTTTACAACGTTCTCGATTCGCTCGTTGCTGTAATACGGTGCCAACTTTTGGCGTGTGTATTCTTTCGCTTCTTCAAGTGTCATCATCTTCATAAAATCAACCATCCTTTCATCATGCGCCCTGTCTCATCGGTGCAGGTGGGGCAGTTCCTGCAGACGGTGGAACTTCCACCGTTTCGACTTAATTTTTCATTGCGCAACCAGTCCAAGTTTTACAAATTGTACCGTTACAACTTATACCGCATTTTTTACAGCTATAACACATGGTATTTAAATCGTTATAATAAATGTTATATGCTTCTTGTCTTTCCGCCTGTCTAATTGTAAGAACGCGCTCAAATGCTCTTTTTACAGTCGGGAGAACAGCCGCGCCGCTTTTAATCGCCTTGGCAAGCGCCGCCATTTCATCGGCTGTTTTATCGTAAATGTGTGAAATTATGTTATCAAATTCTTCTGCTGAAATATTAAGTTCTTTTAAATCCTGTTCGTATGTTCTCATGTTTACGCCTCCCTCTCAATTTCTACTTTCTCAATTCTTCCGGCTTTCATTTCTTCGATGATCGCCTTCAGCTCGTCAAGGATATTTCCCTCTTCTGGTTGCTGAAAAGTGTAAGTATCATTTATCTTTCCCTCAATTTTAATTTTAACTTTCATGATCGTTCCCTCCTGTTTTTGTGTTCTTTGTTTTCCTGTTGAGATTATAATACACAAAGATGTACTTTTAATCAATATGCAAAATACACAAAGATGTACTAACATAATATGCAAAATACACAAAGATGTACAAAACAATAAAGATTGACAATGAATACACAATGATGTATTATTCATTTATAATAGAAAAGAAAGGAGTACACCATATGACGGAGACAGTAGAAAAAAGAAAGAACGTTTATAGCGGGTCTATTTCATATAGAAGATTATGGGAGACACTGGAAAGAAGAGGGATTAAAAAAACAGACTTGAAAGATAAGGAGAAGTTTAATTTATCCCCAACACTGGTTAATCGTCTTGTAAAAAATCAAAATGTCAGTGTTGATACGATCATGTATTTATGCGATCGGCTGAATTGTCAACCGTGTGATATTTTAGAGTATATAAAATAAATACACAAAAATGTATTTTATGTATTGACAAACAATACACAAAGGTGTATTATAATATTGTCGAAAGGCAATGAACCAGTACACAGGAGGGAACGGATATGAGATTTGACACTGATACGTTAAAAAACAGATACCAGACATGCAGATCATACCTTGAAAAAAGATGTGAGGCATTGCCGGGACAGATTGAAAAGAAATTTAAAAATGTGTCCTGTTATCATGAATCATCCAGATGTTACGGCATGAGTAATTATATCAACGTCGAGATACAGAACGAAAACGGCGATTATCTTGACAGCTTCGATCTGAGAATTTCAGATCATTCCCCGACGGGTTCCGGGGAGAGCTGCGATAAGTATATTTATATCGACGGTAAAGAGTGGGCGGAGATAAAGAAAGAAGTGCTGGAATACATTGCGTCACGTCTTGAAAATGAGAGATAAAAAAATGAAAAAGGTTGATTTGAAAGGGTTCGAAACCGGGCGCCTTAAGGTCGTTGAAAAAGCCGGTAAGGACATGAACGGGCGCACATTATGGCGGTGCGCCTGTTCATGTGGCAATGAGTGTTTTTATATCACGTCACGTTTAACTGGCGGCTATGTACAGTCATGCGGTTGTCTCCAGCGTGAACGCGCCGCGGAGTCGATCGGCATCGCAAGGGATAAACTTGTACACGAAAAAGGTAGTTGCTTAAATTCATACAACGCCCCGGATAATAAAAACAATTCATCCGGTATAAAAGGCGTTTATTATTATAAAAAGAGTGACAAATGGTGTGCACAGATTAAATTTTCCGGTAAAAATCATAATTTAGGACTTTATATTAATAAGGCGGATGCGGCAGCGGTAAGAAAAGCCGCTGAAAATTTCATAAAAGAAAATCACGATGCACCGGATAAAATAAACAGGTTTTTCTTGAAAAAGGAATATCTGGTGGCGTTGGTTAAAAAATTTTGACGGCTTGAAATATAGCCGTCTTTTTTTTGTGAAAAACGTAGAAAATCTTTGTAAGAATTTCACAAAATTCCAAGAATGATAATTTTATTACAGACAGGACAAAAATGATAGAATTGTACCAGTTTTGTTGCAATGCAACACCTCTGCAACAAATTGCAACATTTTTGCAACGTAGAGTAAGACACTAGAGTTAGAGAAAGAGTATATTCTCTCTCGTAATATTAAAAATATATATTATAAATAAGGCAGTATATTTATATAAATAATATATATAATATACGGGCTTAAAATTTAATTTTAAAATATACCTTGACAAGAAAATGATAGAATGATATTGTTTTATTAAATTAAAAACGCATTCGGGCAACGGGCAGAGTTAAATAGATTTGTCGAGGTCCCGAAAGAAACGGACTTCATGCAGCCGGTACAGTCGAGATCATCATGATCTGATTGTATCAGTTGCATTTTTTATTTTAAGTATTCCAGTACTGGAGAGAGGAGATATATAACATGTCAGCAGTTGAAATGCAGAAAGTAAATAATACAGTTGATGTTTTTAAAGATGACATTGACATGTATATAAATCTCTGGATGGAAGAGAGGAATATAGAGGATTTATGCAAAATATCACAGAATAGATGGTATAACTGCTGTAAATATGTCTATGAGAATGTATTTAAAGTTAATCCAAAGTACTTAAAGGATGATAATAATATTAATAATGCCTATGATACAGATAAGGTTAACGAGGTATTAGATATATATATAGACCTGTGTAATGACTACGAGAAAGTAGTGAATATTGTTGGATTTACATTCTTTACCGGAATACACAGAGACACGTTAAACGGTTGGGTTAATGGCGTGCAGCTAGGCTCATCAGGCTCCGACATTTGCAAAAAAATTGACGAAATGCGTGAGGAAAGTTTGGTAGGTTTACAGGTTTCCGGCAAAGGAAATCCAATGAATTACATGCCATCACTGAATAAGTACTGCGGCTTCAATATGCCGGGCGTTAGAGATCAGGGACCCAGAGTAAGAGCGTTGACAGCTTCGGAGCTCCCAAAACTGGGAAGCGGGAATTGTGCGAGATTGCCGGACAACTTTGACAATTCAAGCCCGGATAATGGTGAAATCGTGATAGACAATTCAAACAATTTAAAGCCCAGTGTTTAATGGTCTTAAGGCGCATTAAATCGTTGATACATTACGCAAAACAAGGGCTTTGCGAATAGTTGTAAAATACGAATGGAATTGAACGAACAATTCAAACAATTTATCAATGTTCAAAGCATGATTCTGCATGGAGGGGGAGGGGGTTTGATAGGTTGAGAAAATCAGCGCTACTAAGTCCTTTAAATATCCTCAAAAACAAAAAGAGATTGGATGGAAAAGTATGAGAGTAGTATCACAAAGCAAAGACGTTTCGCTTGATTTTGACCGAGCGGTATTCACAGCAAATCATGGAATGATAACTGCTATGGTTGATGGAAAAACGTTTACCATTGGGACGTATGCAAATTTAGGTAGAGAAAAAGAAGTATTCTCTGATATGCACAAGGCATTTTCGGCTTTTCAAGTTATTAGCACAAACATGGATAAACAACAGGTGGCCGAAATGTTTGCAGTATCTAAAAACATATCGATCAGATGCGTTGATATGAGTGATCCTTGTATGGGAATAACTGTATTTGATAACATGGTCTATTACATGCCGGAAAAGTAGTGTTAATATAGCGCTATCGCCAAGCGGTAAGGCACTGGATTTTGATTCCAGTATTCGCAGGTTCGAATCCTGCTAAAGAGACTTGTGAGAGGAAAACAACCATGGTAATTATTAAAACGATTATATCGACGCTGGATGTTATTTTTATGCTGATACTATTTGTATCTGGCAGAGAATCCAAAGACAAAGAAACAGCAATTGCATTATGGGTACTTGTGATGTTGCTGTTGCTGAACATGTTTCTGATGTGGAGGTAACAGAATGTTTTATAGTCCAATATTTGGTATTTGCTTTTAGCTGCCTATCATTTGTGCAGAGGAAAGAATACATATAACAAAATCAAAAGGACCGGACAGCACCGGAGATTTGCTCGATCTGGATAGTGACGCTGAGCACCAGTCTGAGAAGTCGGAGCATCCAGTATAGCTTAAGTCCACTGGCATTCGGTTTTTGCAAGAAAAAACTCGGCGCAAGCAATTATTCGGTGTTAGTGGACGTCGGCAAAATAAAAAGATCAAAAATACTATCATAAGCGGCGCGCTATGCGCGCTGTGACGGAACGTAGCTCAGAGGAAAGAGCAATCTTTTCATTCTTCCATGCTCTAATGAATTGATAGCCGCAGGTTCAAGTCCTGCCGTTCCGATTGAGAGATAGGTTTAAAGCTTATCTCGGAATACGAAAAGTTCGTATTTCTCCTTTCGCCACTAGGACGATTCTGTTAAGGGCGGTGCGAGACCGTCCGGTGGTATTTGCCGCGGAGCGCGGCATTAGGCGTAAGACTATATGGTGATGAATGATGATCGTTCCGTAATTTGCTGACAAGCAATCCATATAGCAGTCAGACTTGATAGTTCGGGTGCCTATCCCACGGTGCCTGAGCTGTCAAAAATACAATTAGGCTGTGGCGGAAAAGGTAGACGCTTAAGCATAAGACAACCACGCTTTGGTTAGGAACAAGTCATTGAATCAACAAGGCAATGAAGGAACCTGTTAAGGGTGTTACCCGTTGTGGAAAGTCGTTGTTATGTGAGGTGCAAATCCTCACCAGCCTATTTTCTGTGATATCACACAGGATAGTGCAACGCATGGCACGAAAAATATGATTGCTAACCGTCTGAGGGCGGTTTTGGGGAAGCGGCAACGATTGGCGGTGTTGCGGCTGACTGTAAATCAGTTCCCAAGTGGTAAACACTGGAGGTTCAATTCCTCTCTTCCCCACTTAAACATGATTACCTCGGTGCGAGCATGGTGCAGAATGGTGGTTCGATTCCACCTGTGAGCGTAGCCCAGCAAAAAGGTACTCACCGTTTCTTTACCTATTTCTTGGCGATACAAGAAAATTCGGCAGTGTTCCCATAATTGGAATTGGAGCCGGTTGCTATCCGGTCGGGCGTTTATTCGCCTTGTAGGTTCGAGTCCTACGCACTGCGCTTATCCTTATCTTCACTTAGTCTGGCACTACTGCAATAGTTCAGGTCGATGGAAGATGTATGGATGGTAAGCGGTATCATTGGTAACATAAAACCCTTCCGTGAATAGAAATTGCAGATTTGAAAGCGGTTGGCATGGTTTGGTATGACAAGGTTCGATTCCTTGTGCCGCTATTCGATGGTTGGTATTTTTTACGCAAAATGGGGTGTGAGTATGTATTTTGAATTTGTTTATGTTGGCTATTCAACAAAGCAATGCGTTGAGTTTCTTGATGAAATCAAAGAAAAATTAAAGGCACATGATAAGAATTTTGAATACGACAAAGAACATTTAGTGATTAAGGCTGAATTATTCAAATGCAGTGCATTACCCATATATTCCGGTCGTTTATCCTGTCTTGGCATGGAAAATGCAGAGTATATCTGCAAAGAAACTGCGAGACCAAATGATTATATTCCTTGTCCAGGAGAATGTTTGAAGATAAAAGCCATTTTGGAATATGTTTCCACAAGATTTAGAAAAACTCCAAAAGAAAAGACAGAAAAAGAACTGGAAGAACTGATTGACGTTTTGATTGAGGTGCGGAAATGAGATTATGGAAAATTATTAAAAAAATATTCAAGAAAAAGCAAAAAGCAGATCCTACACCGCGCATTGAGAAAGATACGAAATGCGATAAATGCAAATACTTGCAAGAGTGTATTGACGAGGGGAAAGTCATAGATTGCAGAAATATTGAAGATACGAGAAGCCATTACATTAAAGGTCTTGGTTCTTATGTAAAATGCGATGGTGTTGAGGTGTGAGTATGTATCTTAATGTGTCAGAAGATCAGAAAAAAGTTATTGAATTGCAAGGATATATGGTTGTCGAGTTCAAATTATGGTATCGAAAATTAGGAGAAATGATTCTTGAGTATGCCGTAAAAGTAATTGATACATGGAAAGCAATAGTTTTGTTTATACAAGAACAGGCAATTAAGGCATTCAAGCATATCAAGGATTTTGTGGAACAGCTTTCAAACGAATTGGAGCCATATATGAATTCCTTGGATTATATGGATTGTGAGAAAAAGAAATATCTGTTTGTTCGGTCACTTGGAAGAGCATATGAAGCGAATGTAAGAGGAAAAGTTATTTATCACAGATGCAGGGATAGGTGTTGAAAATGTGTGATTTTTGTAATGGGAAAGAATCATATAAAACTGCATATGGAGAATTTAAAATCAAAAAATTGGGCTATATAAATGTTATTCAATGCCATATTGATAAATGTCCACAGTATGCTAAATGTTGTAGCAATGGAATGAACGTAGCGATAGCAATGGAAATTGAATTTTGCCCGATGTGTGGTAGAAAGTTGGTGGAAGAATGACATGCTATGAATGTGCTTATTTTGGAATTGAATGGAATGAATTTTTGAAAAAAACGAT